TCCACAAACCGCTGGATATGGAATTACCCTCACTGAAGCAGACCTGGTTATCTTCTATGCAAATGATTTTAACCTAGAGACTAGAATACAAAGTGAGGATCGAGCCCATCGTATCGGGCAAACAAAAAAAGTCACCTACGTAGATTTAATTACTCCAAACACCATCGATGAAAAAATCGTTGAGGCTTTGCGAAATAAAATTGAACTAGGTGCAAAGACATTAGGAGAAAATGCAAGAGAATGGTTAAGACTGAGCAAGACAGCCACGACGCAGTGGTAGAAATTATGGTGGATTATAAAAGAGGCTTGAGAAACATCAAAACAGCCTCCGCTGCCCTAGCACTACACACAGGAATAATGCCAGAATTTGGGGAAGCTTTGTTAAAAAGTATGAGCCGAAACAACGTTACACAAATCCGTGGATACACAAAAGAACCGGAAAAATTAAAAAAAGGAAAAAAGGGCCTAAGTAACGAATGCAAAAACAAATGACAGACGATGAAAACAACGAAAACACCGCCCCGCTCACATATCTTGATTTAATGAAAATTGATGCAAAAACTTGCAATAAACGATTAAAAGCGCAAAACGGAGGATACTCTTATTCACATGCTCATTCATATGCTAAAAAAAGACCAAGAGATCCTCAAAACGTAAATAGAAAAACACGCAAAGTTCAAGTTAAAGAGTTAGCAGATGCAGGTTATACCAAAAAAGCCGCTATGATGAAGCTGGGTATGAGTAACGACAACCTTCTTAGAATTGTGAAACATAACAATATCGTGTTTAAAAGTTAAAAAAAACCTAGCCACAAGGAGGAGTTGTACAGTTGTGGCTAGGTTAAGTAGAGAGGTAAACGTCGTCAGTGGTAAGCGGAAGGTCTTACCAACTACACTGTATCATTTTCTAAAAACCTTGCATACTCTTTTTTTAAGATAACAGACATTTGTCTCGTCATAGACCTTTGTTCCGCTGTCGCCATCTCTTTTAACTTTAAACGATCATCTGGAAACAAAGCTATATTCTTATATTTAGAGTCGGTCGGTGCAATCTTTTTAGTAAGATTGTTTTTCTTTTTCTCTGGCATATCAAACCTCAAACAATATAATATGCCTTTGTACTGCGAACATCAGGCATAGTTGCAAGTGTATCATACACAACCTGTTCTTCTTCCGCAAGTTCTTCACATATATCTATCAATGTAAGAGTAGACCATTCTCCCTCTGTTAACAGTTTTCTGATATTCGTAGCGCAATCGTCCGAAAGATAATCAAGATTAATAGGATTCCTCTCCCTCATATCCTTTTTAATTATCTTTGCTCTCATGGCTCTGTATTTTATTTGTTTCCTTTTGTCGGGATAATTTGGAACAACATGAACTTGTATGACATCACCCGTACACAAGCCTACCTTGCTCACAATCCTGGAGTGTAAAAAAATTCCATCCCCTTCCTTGTTGACCGCAAATCCACTACGTCCTTTTGCGTTGTATACAGTCTCTTCTACAACTGCTTCTGTTATTTTTGTTATTCCATCATTCATTTCATAGTTCCTACTTGCATAAGTTAATATTTGTCTCCAAACTCAAAGTGAGGGTTGGTTATATAGGGCGGAAGGTTTAATCACATGGAGAATGCCTCGCCAGCGGTATCCTTCCGAATCAGCCCTCACCAACGTCCCATGTTTCATCATCAAAAAGATCATTAATTTCCCATGCAATGCGAATCAATGCCGACTTCGTCGGATGGGAAGAATTATACGGGCAACCTCGAACCGCCTGCCATGCCGCATTATTAAGTGCCTTAATCTCTTCTCTATACTTTTTCATTCTCTCTCTCCATAAAACTACTAATTAGTCCTTGCGCAACTTCCGAGACAATCGCGTTCCCGTAGGCGCGCAATCGTCCCACGCGATTGGCAACCCCATTAACCAACGGGAATGATTCGGGTTCAACTGGCCTCCACTTGGCATCTTTGCAGAAGAGCCAGTCAACATCTCCCCAAATGCCGTTAGCCGCGCCCCGTGATGCTTCCACCCCGCTAACCTCGCCGCGTCCGCTGGGTTTAAACCCGCATTCATCCCGCGCTTGACCTTCGCGTCGGGTTTCTCGCCCCGACCGTTGTTGGTCGCATTCGGGGTCGGCCACCCGCGAACCACCATCTTTGCCACCTGCGTCAAACTCGACCCGGACATCCCCGCCGTAACTCCCGTGCCGCTCCGCGTCCCATCCGTCGCCGCTGGCGTTGTCCAGCCCGTCAACTGTGCCGCTACATCCAATGTATCCGTGCTGATCTTGCCGTTCCGAACCCGACCGCCCCGGTATCCGCCCTTGTGATCCCGCGTCGTCGGAGTGGGCCACGAACCATAAACGCTGCCTGATGTGCGGCGCACCGAACCCCGCAGCACAGAGATCGAAAGCCCCGAAGGCGTAACCCTCTCCTTCCACGTCAGCTTGTACAAGGTCGAGCCAACCAAGGCCGTCTTTGCTCGCAACCTGTTCTCCAAAAATCGTTGAAGGTCTACACTCGCGAATGAGGTGGTGCCAGTGAGGCCAGAGGTGCCGCTCATCAAATACCCCCTTTCTTGTGCCTGCGCCGCTGAAAGGTTGGCACGGACAGGACCCCGTCCAAACTGGTCGGGTGTCGGGCCAACCGCAACTTCGGAGCGCATGACTCCAAACTCCGATCCCCGCAAAGAAGTGACATTGAGTAAATTCAAAAAGCTCATCTGGTCTGACATCACTAATGCTCCTCTCATCAACCACACCGTCAGCAATATGCCCCGCAACAATTAAGTTGCGGAGCCAATCTGCCGTATAAGGATCAATCTCATTGTAATACGCACTCATCCTTACTACCAATCCTTCCGGTCTTCCTCATTGTCATATCCATGCCAATATCTTTGAACCTCCACAGCAGACATGTCAGGCTCTAAAACCTCCTCACAACCTATGCCATCCAACCAAATATGTGGACGGGGACTGCGACCATAAAAGCGGTCGCAAGAACCTCGATGTTCAGCACGAAACTCACGATAAGATTTATCAGAACGTTTGGTCATACCTCATTCTCCTCATAAAAAAAGTAATTCTCGTCAGCATAAACAAAACTACAAACAGCCTTCGTCTCTTTAATGTTATCGTCAGGCATCCATTCATCAAGAATTCCGTCAGACCAAGACCCAACAAACATACCACCCTCATCAAAATATTTGGCCTCAACACAAAGACCCATATCCATTAACTTACGCCAAACGTTATGAGGCGGTCCCCAAGCAGTCCAACATGCAAAAGAAAACCAAGCCACCAGTTCGTAAGATGTGGAAAGATTAAAATCAGCCCCCTCACCATCCTCCCAACTCGTCTCAATATCAAAAGGATTGTCGTCATCTTCATTCCGAACAAATGGAACAACGTCCCACTTAGTGTCCCAATTCTCTAAACGCCAATTATACCAATTAGGCTTGGCAGCAGTAGACCAAAGCTCTAATGGCGTGGGAATAACCGCATCACAAAAACGACGCTCGTTTAGTAATTGAGACTTCAAAACAGAAATCTGCCTCTTGTCCCCAGTAATGCGTACACGCTGATAACAATGGTTAGGCATCAAGACATCTCCTTCTTAAAAATAGCAAGAGCATCAGCCTCGGACATGTCATTCAATATGCGCCTCTTCTCAGAACCAAACACAGTCCACGAACCGTCAGTCTTACTAGGATAATACTTGGTCTGGTAAATGCCATCCTTGCCCTCAATCTGAAACAAAACATGAGACTTCAACTTGCGATTCATGTCACGCCGTAATAACCACGCATCAACCTCAAAATTGCACCACAGTTCTAAGTCCATAGGCAAACCCTCAGCGTAATGTACAGACCCGACTGAATACAATTCACACGGCTCGAGATTAGGCATAGCTGCACAATACGCCTCAACCTCTTTCAACATGCTGTCAAAAGGCATCTCACCCTTGAATTTATGATGCGGATAAATACAGTGAGGGCCGCCACGACCGTCATTGCTAACTTCAGCAAACGGCTTGCCATCAACCCAAAGATTTGCACGAAAACATAATGTCTCTTCAGACATCCACTCAGTGTACTTAATAGATTTTAATTGCAGTTTCATTGATATTTGCTCCTTAGCTGTTATTAAAACGTTGTTTCAACGTATATGCAGAATAGTT